GGAGCAGTCCAGTTAGATGCATTACCACGTGAGAAGTCAATACCCACGTTAGCATACAACATACCCCAAAGGGCACCTGGAGAGCAATCAGCTACAGATACAGATGCAACATCAGGAGAAACAATTTTCAAAGTGTATCTCCAACCTGAACCATCAGCAACTGGCTCAGTCATAATACGTGCAAGAGCACCAGACTGAGATACCAAAGTGTAAGGGAAGATAAACCACTTATCAGGGAAGGTAAGTGTGAAAACAGCACCTCCAACACCTACTGGGCCACCAGGAGCAGTTGAAGTTACAGGACGAACATTGATTTCGTGAGTTTTAACACGATACTCATACTCGAAACGGTCGATAGAACGAGTATTACCAACACCTTCAGTCAAGAAGGAGAGAGGGAATTTCTTTTCTTCACGGCCTGCCAAGTGAGTGATGATCGGAGATAACTCCGCTGGACGTTCCATAAGTGCATTTGCCAACGAGTTACTGTCGGTCATCTGCGAGTCGTTATAGTACGTCTTAAGTACTTGCATTAATGACATGATTCTATAATTTTAAAAGTTAAATGGTGTTCGATATTATTCAAACAGCTTTTTCATATCCAGTTGGTCTGGATCAAATTTCTTGGTTTTATTTCTTTCTACTTTTCCGTAGTTCTTAACTCTTTCTTCGTTACGTTGAATTTTATCTCTCAAATTCATTACACTTTGGGTTTTAGCCTTAGTAGTAATGATATCCTGGAGATTCATTCCTTTGTACATCAGATAGTCAATAGCCAGTTTAACATCGAGCTCTGAATTAGCATAATCCATGTCTCTACGTGTCTTGCCTGTTTTATCTACAGGTGCGGAAATATAATCAAAGAACTTAGCCTTTTCTTTTTCAGGGATGCGTATGCCAGCAAACTCTTTTCCTTGGTCGATTGTAGCTGCTACATTCTCCCAAAATTCGTCATTTTGGGCTTTCATCTCTGCTTGTTGTCTTTTTTGGTTGACTACAATCTGCTCTCTTTCTTTATTTTGAATAACTGCCAATTGTTTTTGAGCAACTATTGCTTTGTCATAAAGTTTTCCAGAGTCCTCGTAATCTTCCAGCATATCTTTAATGAACTCATCATCGTGGCCTTTACTTCTAAAGTATTCAGCTACAAATGTTTTTTGAGTTCTAGTATCCTCTTTTTCAATTTCAAATTGACCATAGTCTTTGCTAGGATTGTATGCTTCAAAGAATTTTTCAGAATCTCCTCCAGCCATTACATAATCTAAATGCTTTTGTACTAGTGGAAACTGTTGAAACAACTCGTTGATTTGATCCTCTGCAATATTCTGAGCAATGTCTTTAGTAAATTCTATCAGACCCTCCTCAGTATCAGCATAGTCATTCTCAAGTTCATACCCCAATGCCTTTGCAATGGAGTCTGCTACAGACCCAGCTTCTTCTGAATCTTCGTCATCAACGTCTTCATCGTCTTCTTGGTCTTCTTTAGCATACTTGTTAGACTGGAGCTCTTCATCGTCTTCATCGTCATCGTCTCTTCTACTTTTTCTGCCTGAGGGCTCGGATTCTGAATCGTCTGACTCATCTTCGTCTTCTTCTGGTTCTTCTTCATTTTCTAATTCGTCTTTTGGTGTTTCCTCTTTTTCGTCGAGGGTGTTGAGACCATCACCTATAAAATCGTCGAAGGTGATGTCTGCAATGTTCAATTTTTGTTCTTTGGTTGCCATATTTACAAAGGTATTGGTTTACTTATAGTTAAAAAGTATAAATTTATCTTTTATACTTAGCTTTATTGTATAGCACTCTGTTCTTTAACCCCCCTATAAAGTACCTCTTTCTGGAGTCTTCTGGGAGCCCTGATTTCCATTCATACATGGATATTTCTGCTGTAGTATCTGGTCCTCCAGTTTCTTTTTTCTTAGACTTATTTCTAGCTTTCTTTTTGACTATTGTAGGGGTTACTTCTATTGGGCTGCTTACAACAGTTCCAAACTCTGGGTCAAAAGTATAGCTAATAGGTCTTTCTTCTGGTTGTTGTGCAATTGTCGGCTCCTCTTCTACCACAGGCGTGGGAGCTTCTTGGTTTTTAAATCTGCTTAAAAATTTAGAATCTCTATTAAATCTAGAGTCTACATAAATTGCAGTATCCCCTTTAGGAAATGTGTTCTCCAAACACTCAATTGCTTCTCCCTGAGCATTGGTGCATCCGTAGCTTAAGTATCTCATGCTACTATCTTTTTTGTAAGCAGCATTTCGTCTGTTGAATTCTGCGGGCTCTGAGTGACCTTCATACTCACTAGATTTTGGCGTTGCCCCATAGGTTATATGTATAGCCGTTTCATTAGCCTCAGGAGCAGGCTGTCCAAATGCAGGTATAGGATTAAGGCTATATCCAGGCCAACCGTAAAGATTAGATTCTGGACTCATCATATAAATTCCTGTTGGGGTAGATCTACCTGCAGGATTAGTTTCTAAATCATCTAATGTTCCTACAGCTTTATTTATGTCTGTCTTTGGGTTTTTACCTGCTTGACCAGTTAACACTGGAAAAGTTTTAGTAATCTTTCCCTTGTCGATTATGTTTAAGGTATTTGTACCTTTATCAACTATGGTTCCTGACTCAAGAGTTCGTGTATCTTCCTCTTCTAGCCCAGCAGTCTGATATCTTCTTAGTCCTCCAGATCTCATTCTAGCAGGAGATTCGATTACTGTTCCCTCGTAAGGACCAGTTGGGAGATTCTGTATCCCAGGAGGTACAGCCTTATATGATTCTACTAAGTTACCTTGTTTGTCAAATTTTTCTACGTCGATATCATCCATCATCCCCATTGTATTAAAGCTTTGGTTAGGCTGAACATTAGGAAAGACCATGGATTGATTAGTTTGCCCTCGTTCGTGATACGGGCGTAATCCTTGCTCTTGTTCTTGTGGAGTTTGAGCTACTTGCATTTGAGGTTGAGAAGCTTCTTGCTGTTGTTGTACATATTCCTGTACAAGATCTCTACCCTGGTCGTAGGCACGAAATGCCTCTACTATATTCCCAGGATAGCCAGTAGCTTTAGCTCTAGCCAGTATGTCTTTCCTTATAGCGTTGTCCATTAAGACAAGAACTTAAGTTTGTATTTAGCAGAATTGAGAGTTGACTTTATATTATCTAGGTCGTTTACGATCTCAGAGAATTCACATCCATCTTGAACTCTGCTAATTTTAGCATGCAGTTGCTCGATGTAGTTAATAGCATCTTTAACTGAACCTAATCTTGGGGCAGATACATCTGGGTAGTCTGGAATTGTACCAGTTGCTCCTTGATATCCTTCGGCAACAGCGTCTGCAAGCCCAGGAAGAGCGTCATAAAGTTCATTAAGTGCTTTATGAGCAGCATAAGAACCTGCACCAGTTATAGTTAAATGAAGGATGTGAATCTTAGTTGCAGCATCCATTAACTCTACAGCTAGTGCTGGGATAGAGTTCTTTTTTTCTTTTACTTTGTCTAAATAGCCCATTACTCAATCATATTATTGTTTTGTTCCTGCTGTCTTATTTGGTAATCCTGCTCTCCTTGCTGAGCTTTAAGTCCAAGCTCTTGCTCCTTCAAAGATATCTCTCTTTGCTTAATTTCAAAGTCATTGAGCATTTTCTCTAAAGTTGCACTGGATTTTTTATCATTCGATTCTGCTGCAATAAGAGCAGTTTCAACTTGAACCTGTCTATCCTTTTCTTTATCCAAGGCCTGCATTTGAAGTTCTTGCTGCTTAAGTTGCATTTCTTGCTGAGCTTGTTCTTGTTGAGCTTGCTCTTGAGCTTTTCTTAATTCTTCAGCTTGCTTCTCAGCTTGTTGGATTTTATCTTTAATCTGAGCAAGGCTATCACTTTCGTAAATAGAAATAGCAGCAGAGAGTGGGAGACCATTTTGAACAGCTGCTTGTGCAAGCCCTTCAATCTTCTGTCTTTTTTCTGCATCTTTACCTGCATCAGAAACAAATACTCCGTACTCTGCCTCCATATGTGTAAGTGGATCAACGTCAAGTTCATCCATAGTACCATCAGGCATTACGTACATAGCCTTCTTTCCATTGAGCCAAGCCTCTTTTGAGTAATCCAAAAGTCCTTGTAACTCTCTTCTTTCGTAGTGAGCAAATTTTCTAAAGATATCCTCTGTAATGTGAGAAGACTGCACAATGCTCTGCTGAGACGTAGCTTTTCCTTCATAAGAACTCATTTGGCCCTGTCTCTGCCTAGTCACCCCACTTACCTTCTCCCATTCGATCATTATTGATTCAAGCAAGGTAAGGTATTGAGATATTGTCTTAATAGACATATCAAGTACTGACTGATGCTGGGGTGATAGCTGAATTCCTTCTTTGTTATAATCCACCCAAGCAATACCTGTACCCTCTACAAAATACATAAACTTATCCATGTCCCAGTTCTTAGGGATCATGTTAATGTCGAACTGAGCAATGATATCCTTGCTTCGTGCAATAGCTAGTTCAAGACGGTATTTGTAAATATTGTAATTGAGCTGATAAGCTATTCCTAAGCTTACCAAAGAAATACTCTGAGAGTTAATGTCTGAGTATTTTCTTCCATTGATTGGAAGTTTACATCTTGAAGGGTTGTCTAGACTGTTACGTTGGTTCTTGTATGGTCTCATATTGACAAAGAATCTTCTGTCAATTCTGGTTCCTTCCCACACTTCGTTTACCCACTCCCACTCCATCTTAGCCCCAAGTTCTTTGAGCTCTTGAGGTAATTTATACCCCTCTTCTACATCGAACATTTCAGTATTCCCCGTATTTGGATCGTCATAACTAACAAATCCAATACGTTTTCTACTTTTCCAGTAAACTGTTATTATCTCAATTAACCTGTTACGGTATACGTTATCATCTGCTCCACTAGCTTCGGCTCTATATAAAAGGTAAGCTTCAGCTGAAGTGTGAGTTGGGGATTCTAACTCAAGAACCTGTTCATCAGATAGGTATTCCCCAAATATGTCAATAATGGTAGATGCATGAGAATACTTTCTGATGATGGCCCAGTCGGCATCCTCAACAAAATCGATATCAGGATCCTTGTCATAGTCTATATCTAATGGATTAACTACTTCGTAAAATACCTCATCTCGTCTTACCCCTTTATGTGAATAGCACTCCCCTGTTACAAGGAAGTGGAAAAATAGCTTTTGAAATTTGTCATAAACCTCATTGTAGTACATGATGTAGTTTATGGCTGCTTGACCTACAATTGCTCTATGGTCTACATAACTTCTTTGAAATTCGTCTGCAACCTGCTTTGGAAGAGGCGGCTCTTCTTGAGCATTTTCATCTAGCTGTCCTGCTTTTGCAAGCTCACTCAAGAATCTAGCTTTAACATTCATCAGTAGAAGATTCTTTAAAGCTTCTTCTTTGATACTAATTGCATCAGCATTTTGCACAGTAACTGTGTACTCGAGAGGACGTTTAGACTTCTCCCCAAGCAAGAGATCGATGATCGGCTTAATGATCGGATAGTTACGGAGCTTCGAAGGAAAGTGGCTTCGGGTTTTGCCATAAGGTTTAAGGACATAGTTGTAGTCCTCCTCGTCGATTACCCCGTTATAGTAATCATACAGAGACTTTAAGTAACTGCGTCTCTCACTAATACCAAACTTAGACAGGTTGATAAAGGCATTGACACAGTCTTCTTTCCACTTGTCATCTTTCTGAGAGAAGGGAATTCGTTGCTTGGGGATTGTAGCTTGTCCGAACATTAATACAAAAGTAGGTTTGTTTTACAGCGGGTCTTTAAAATAAGTGGATTTGTTTAATCCTTTATTATATCACACTCTTACTTATACATCTTATCGAACCAGTCGTTGCTTGAGTTATCAGAGTCATTGAAGCTTAACTCCTTGTTATACAGCTCTCTAGTGTGGTACATCCCCACCATCAGTGCCATAACACGGTCAAAGTTACCCTTCCTGTTGAACTTGATCAACTCTTGCAGTAAAGCAAGGTCGTAAATCTTCTGCAAGTTAAGGGTAATATTGCCATCTTCGTCAGCTCCTCTCCCAGAAATTAACCAGTCTCTGATATAAAGCTCTCCTTGGGACTTTCTCTGCTCGGTCATATGCATACCAAACTGACGTTTTACATTCTTGCTTCGGAGTTCTTTTTTATCCAACATCTCGAATTCCTCTTGCAGTAAATGCATTTTACGGAATCTTTTAGCATAGGCTATTACTTCTCCTCGGTCATTTTCAAATCCTATCTTAGCATTGTAGTATTCTGCAAGCATAAATAAAGTTCTATTGTATTCGTCCTGGGTCTGAGGTCTGCCTACGTAAGATGCTACTATTATATCATCTGGTTTGGACATGTTATTGGGAACCTTGATAACATAGGCTGCCCCAAGAGAGCTAGAGCTCTCAGCTTTTCCCTGTGCATACGGGTCATGGCAGATGATATACATGTTCTTTGGTGTTACCTCTTCTACCTCTGTTTTAAATGGAGGTTCGTACAATACTACAGCTCCAGTTAAATTATCATCCTTTCTGTGAGGAAACTTAGAGATTGCTCTGAGATTACTGTTAGGGGTAAAGTCTGCTTTTCCTTTAGAGTTGTAGTACATCTCCCCTACTACCCCTATCTTATCCAGGTTACCGGATATGACTCTGTTGTACTGTTCTTTTAATGAGTTAACGTCAAAGGTATTGGCTGTAACTTGTAAGGTTGCTTCCTGCGGGGTGAATGGATGTTCAGCTATATACTGATCGTAAGATTTAGGGTCATTCCCTTTCTTCTTCTTTTCTCTCTGCTCTTCCTCGTATTCAACTGCAGCATTAATTAAGCTATTCCCGTTCTCATCTATGAAACCATCTAGGTTTTTATAGATAGGGACGAAGTAGCCACATATTGTCCCCATGGCCCCAGCATCCCAATCGTTCTCAAACCCCATACAGTTGTAGGCATCGGGGTGATAGAAGAGTTCTTCTAGACCTTCAAAGCCAGGGCCCTCTTCTCCTCCAGTTCCAAAGGCTATCATGGTACCAAGTGTCTTAGAACCCTGTCTCATTGTAGGCATAGCTACCTCCCAAGCTTTTAACAAGCCTGAGAATGAACCTGACTCCTCAAAGAATATTAATTCCCCTGCTTTACCACGTATTTTGTCTGGATCATCCTTTAGAAACACCCCAATTATCTGTGATTTAAACCCTAGAGTTACGTCAGCTCCGTTTACGTTCTTCTTATACCCTGATTGCTTGTGCATCTCACGGTCAATCAAACGTGGCTGTGTCCAAGCTGTGTTATCATCTATGAATGATATAATATCCCAGGCCTTCGACAGCATTCCGTCCCCAGTTAAGTACTGTTTATCTGAGGCAAATACAAAGTTCTTACTGTTTCTTAGGTGGAAGTAGTTCCTACACAGCATTGCTGCAGCTTTGTAGGAGAAACCCTTACGTCTAGCTTTCAAGACAACCATGTGTTTGTTCTCTCTACGGGCCTTATCTACGGCATTAAAGTACTCAAAATCCCCATCATAAAAGGCTGGAAAACTGCGGTCACGACGTGATATTACCTCCCCATCTGGCTGTTCTTCATCGATAATCCTATCAATTGGGCAGTAATTCAGGTAGAAATAGTGAAATCCTGATATTTTAACCCCATTTATCTCATGCCCATGCATGCACTTAAACTGTTCCCCATCCCAATAGTCGTAATACTGCTTGGTACCAGGTAGAGCATCGGTATAGTGCCCATACTCTATGTAATGCCTAGCTACTGCAGAGAATAAGTGGGTGTCCTTCAGCATTATTCACTGTATTTGTTAGTCTTAACCCCTGCTCTGTTAGGATTGTCCTTAGCTTGCTGCTTTTGTACCAGCTCTTCTAGCCTATCTAGACCTTCGATTACATCCCCAATCTTAGATAGGTTAGCAACTAGGTCTTTTGCTTGGTAGAGAAGCTTTCCGTTCTCGTCCATGGCTGTAAGATCGATGTCTTTGAAGTACTTCTCCAGCTTGTTAACTGCAGATCTAGCTGATTTGAGTAGTTTGATAGAATGTGTCTCTGACAACTCCCTGTATTTCTGCAATCCTGCATGTAAGTTGGGGGTTGACTTGACCTTTAACTCCTCTAGTAGCTTATCTCTTCTCTCTGTCTCGTCGTAAGCTGCATAGCTAGACCTATGGTCTGCAAAAAAGTAGACAAATGCCAACTCTTTTGTAGTCAATTTCTCGAATTCCGTAATAGTCAGAGCATACGGAGATGGTATAACTACGTTATTGTTTATTGTTAG